ATTATATTCTTTGGAGACAGGATACTCTTACAGACAAAGTGTATATGAAGTCTGAAGAAGACTGGAGATGGAATGTAGCATCTGCTGCTTCTCATATCAAGATGCCTGATGTAGCTCAAATGGAAAGCCTGAGAAGACAAATGACTAAGATGATTGTACGTACTGAAGATTTCCGTACAGGATTTAGTGCAGTAAACTCAAGAGGACACAGAGGTAGATACTAAAATGGAAGAAATTAAAGACTTAGGTGGTTTAGTAAATAAAGACCTTGCATTCAGCAAACTCCCACAAGGAGCTGTATTTGATTCTCAAAACTTCAGGATTACTACTAATGATGGTAATACTTCTGCGGCTAGAGAAAGTATAAAAGGAACTGTAGCAGTAGTACCTCTTAGTACTGCACCACCTGCTACTACTTGTTACATACAGATAGTAAATAAGGATACTTTAATAAATTCAATATTTCCTCTTTTAATACCTGGGGCTTCTTATGATATAAGTTTTAATATTAATGGAGTTCCTGTTACTTCTAACTTTTCTTTTACATACACTGCTACTACTAATTCTACAAATGATGCTGATTTTTTCCTAGATACACTAGGAACATATATTTCTAATAATGCTGATTTTACTAATGCTTTAGTAACTGTCATTGCACCTAGAAATTCCATGTTAGTACAAGTTCCATGCGGAACTACAATAACTGCATCTTCTTTTACTATTACAAATCCTACAGCAGATGTTACAAGAAAACCTTTTGAACCTTTTGACCCTGAGTTTCAAATTTCTTGTTATACTGCAGTACCTGCGCCTAACTGCATAGGCAGTGGATTGTATCTATCAGATATACCTTCTTATGCTCTTACTCCATTATGGGCTGTATGGGAATATGACGGTAACCAATTTTCTGGGCCTCCTTGGGCAGGCACACCATCTGATGTTACAGAACCTCTTTTAGCAAGTTATAATTTTGAAACATTTGTTGAAAGAATGGGTCAAGACGTATATAACTTTTCTGGAAGTGTAGTTAGTCCTTCAGATACTGTAGTAGAAGTAGGTGCTACAGATGCACATGACTCTAGAATACTTTTGTACGGAGAGGGTTCAGGAAGTTATGATATAAACTATGCTCAAGCCATATCTAATCCTGGATATACTCCAGGGCCATTGTATAATAAAAATCTTTTTACTTATGGTCCATATAATGCTGAGTTAAGTTTTTATGTAAGAAAAACTTCAGCATTACCTGTAACTATAAAAATATATTTTGACCCAGGTATAAGTGACGCAAGTCAATGGGGAGCAAACTACCTTAGTACTTTTGGTCCTGCGGGTACAGGAGATATAGAATACCTTACATCTGCTGGTTCTACAGGACCTCAAGGTATATTAATACAAAGTATTAATATACCTGCTGGGGTTACAAACTATGATAGTCTGAATAACTCTGCTGGTTCAACTAGCTTTACTTTTTCTATACCTTCTATAGTAGGAGTAAATCCTGCTCAATCTATTTTTGGAAGTAGTGCAGATGATGTGACTACTAATCTTGCTTTTAATTATTGGATAAAAGTAAGTTCTGTATTAGGGTCTGCAGCTGACTACTCAGTAAGTTTTGATTATTTGAGAATAGTCAATACTGGTATAACCTCTGCAAATCTTTCCTCCTACATTGTACCTAGTGCTTACTCTATTCCTCCAACAGCTCCTATAAAAATTATAGGTTGGGTTGCACTGCGTGATGACATTTATATCTTTACTACAGACGGAACTTTTGACCCAGACAATTCACTTGGAGCTCCTCCTGTAACTAATGATGCTATTTGGAAAGTTTTGTATGATAAGGGTGGTAACCCAGCAGACCCTAATAACTATATACTAGGAGATTTTAATGGTAATGCAGGTATACCTGTTTGGACAGGTAATGCAGGATTTACCATATACAGGCCTATTGCCAATCCTGGCATGATAGAATCTAGGTATGAAAATTCTTTAATTCAGAAAATATACTGGACAGACAATTATAATGTACCTCGTCAGATAAATGTAGCTGACCCTAATGTAGCTACCCTTACTGTAGAACAACTTAATCTTCTTCCTTCTTTAAGTATGGACTTGCCTGTATTTGTTAATATACAGGATGGAGGTAGTCTTAAAGTAGGATTATATCAAGTAGCATACAGGTTAAAGAATACTAATGGTTCTGAGACAAGATTTAGTAGGACTACTAATTTTATTCCTGTCATTGACGCATCAGAAGGTAATAACCCTGATGTAAAAACTTATTATCCTAGAAAACTAGTAACAGAAGATGCGGGTAAGCAAATTATAATTCGTGTAGATAATATTGATACAAACTTTGATACAATAGAGTTTGTTACATTATACTATAAGGATAATAATAACCAGCCTGAAATACTTATAGTAAAAGAAGCTTTTATTTCTGGCAGTTCAGTTGAAGTATTTATTACTGGAGATGAAGACCCTGTAGTACCTATTACAATAGAAGAGTTTACAGCTTTTACAACAAGCATCAAACGTGCCAAGACTCTTGCTGCTAAAAAGCAAACTCTTTTCTTAGCTAATGTAACTACAGGAGACCAGGTTATAAACTTTGATGCTAGAACTTATAGGTTTCCTATAAATAATAATACTACATATATCCAGTATGAAGCTGAATATTTGTCAGCAACTAATCCTAATTTTGAAGCTGTAGTATATGACCCTGCAACAGGTGACTTTAATTATCTAGGAACTCCTAATAATCCTGTACCTGAAACACATGATTGTCTTCAGGCGTATGTATACCAAAGTCCTACAGTTGACACGAACTATTTATTCCAGCCTAACTCTAACATTCTAGGAGGAGCAGGTCCTAATGTAAAATACGAGTTTTTTACAGAGAATGTAAAGCTTGATAATAAATATGACGACTCGCCTGCAAGTGGAGCTTATGGTCCACACATGACTCCTGATACAAATGCTGGAATAGCATTTAATTCTGTTGACAGGACTTTTGTATCACAAGGCACTTCTTTGTCTAATAATGCATCTCCTTATGTCTATGATTTATTTGTAGGTTATAGAAGAGATGAAATGTATAGGTTTGGAATTGTCTTCTTTGATGAGCTGGATAATCCTACATATGTAAGCTGGATTGGAGATATTAGGATGCCTCATATCTTTATGCCTGCTACTTGTAGAGATGCTTTTATTTCAGGCGCAGGAACTACTAGGACTAGATTAGGTGTAGGTATTAATCCTACTAATGGACTTTCTACAGATACTACATATTTAGATGAAGCTAATAATAAACATGACTTGTATGGTAAACCTCTAGGGATTAAGTTTACCATAGACTTTAGCAGTGTACCTTCTCAATATAAAAAAGCTTCTATTGTAAGAGTACCTTTAAAACCTGAGTTTAAGCATGTAATAGGGCAAGGTTACCTTCAACCTACTTTTATATCTACTTCAATGAGTGGGTCACCTTATGCTGACACTAATACAGTATTTACACAGAATGGAGCTAGAGGTAATTATGCTTGGGGCTCTTATAATGGATTGTGGTATGATTGTTGGACTTTAGCAAGCCCTGAATTTTTATTTGATACTTTTCAAGGTTTTACATCTAGTGATGCAGTAGATGTGTTAGGACTTTTGTATAAAAGTGATTTTGCATTTTTAGCAGCAGATGTAGACGGAAGTTTACAGGCATTAGACTCAGAACCTTTTAGTAGTTCTAGTGGCCAGCAAAATAAAAGATGGACTGGATTTAGAATAAAAAACTATGAACTTAATGAAGGTGCTTCTACACCTAGTAGTATAAAAAGTAATATTAGTAATAACCCATATGGTCTTATAAATGCATTTGTATTAAACAGAGCTGGAAATGGAACTAGATTATACAGAGGACCTGCTAGTACAATACAAGGAGCAGGGTCTACTCTTGCTGTAAGGTCTGTACATCATTGTGTACCTAAAGATTTAAATGGCTCTGGAGGAGGATTAAATTATGGTTCTCATCCAGGATATTCGTATGGGAATAATACTTTGTTCGTACAAATGCTGGATGGAGAAGCTTATAATTTTGCAGATCCAAGTGTATCTTTTGGAGGAGGAAACTTTATACAATTAGACGGATGGGACTCCTCTACTGCTTATGAGTTTTATAATTATTTAGGTAACTATAAAAAGAATGTAGCTTCTCCTTTTGGCGGACAAAATTATTTTGCTAGAAGTAGTAGTGAATATGTGCCTTGTAATAATCTTATAGATATAAGTAATAAGACTGCGCCTATTATTACTAAGGTATTAGGAGGTGATACTTCTGTAGTAGTAATGGATTATACTCTGCAATTTTTTGATAGAGCAGAAGCTGAAAAGTTTGATGCTAGTAATAGAGTAGACATATTCTTTAAAGAAGTTTATTTCCCTGTAGAAACTTCTATAGCTGTAGATTATAGAAGGACATATAATAATCAAGCCTTTGGCTCACAAGGAACTTTAGTTCCAAATAAAACAAAGAATCTTGAAATTCTGTATGGAGCCCAAGATTCTGGATGGAACTCTACACCTACTTTACCTATACAAGAAGAATTTACAGTAGACCCTGTATTTAATCATACAGACAAATCAGTATACAGATATTTTCCTCAACCTGCTTTGATAGTTCCTGCTACAGTCTATGACTGTCGTATATGGAAATCTGAGCCTAAAATTGACGGAGAGCTTGTAGAGTCTTGGAGTGTATTTAAGCCAAGTGCTTTTAAAGATGTAGAGTCTGCGTATGGACCTATTAATAATCTTATCATATTTCAAGATAAGTTATTCTTCTTCCAAGATAGAGGCTTTGGTGTAGTACAGGTAGCTGCGCAACAACTTTTAAATAGTTCTGATGGAGACTTGTCAGAACTTGTATTAGGTTCTTCAGGTATTCTTGAAAGGTATGATTACATATCTACTAAGACAGGTACAAAGCATCAGTTTAGTATGTCTGTATCAGACTATAGCATGATATGGTTTGATTCTTTGGCAAGGAAGATATACAAGTACAGTCCTAGTGGATTAGCACCTTTATCTGATTTAAAAGGATACAGTGCGTATGTCTATGCAAGGACTGGAGGTAACTTTCAGAATTTTGACAATCCTTACATAGGCAGAGGTATTCATAGTACATATGACTATAGGCATGGAGAGTTCTACATGACCTTCCTTGATGATGACTTCCAAGATACTCTTGTATATAGTGACTTTTTTGATGGGTTTGTAGGAAGCTACACACATTATCCTAAAGTATACATCAATGACAAGGTAAATATCTTTGGAGTAGTTACTTCTCCTGTAACTTTATCAGATACTATACATATTCATAACTATGGACCTTATGGTAAGTTTTATGATAATGTGACATATGATGATTCTAAAGTAAGCTTTGTAGTAAATAGCAATCCTACCATAGAAAAGGTATTTACTAACCTTGAGATTGTAGCAGAGTCTTATAAAGCAAACCTTACAGGTAACATAAATTATGATTCACTCTCTGCAATAGATTATACAGATTTCTTTGATACGATTAGAGTATATGATAATTATCAAAATACTGATGTACTATCTACTACAGGATTATCAAGAAGGCATAAGACTATATGGAATGTAAAAGTTCCTTCTGACAGAGTACTAGATGTAACTCAGAATATATTTAACCCTGTTAACCTTGCACTTAATAGACCAGCTATTACAAGACGTATGAAAGATAAATGGTTTGTAGTAGACTTGACATATAGTAATCAGCTTACTACTGGACAGAATAAATTAGTAGCACATTCAGCTAAAGCATTGTACTCAGTAAACTCTAGATAAGATGGCTAAACCTAAAAAGATAGATTATCAAAAAACCTATCCTACCACTTATAATTATATAAGTGCACTTAAAGCTGCTTTTCCTCAATATAAAAAATATAAGCATGAAGATTTTTTTAATCTGTATGACCAAATAGCTAGAGTTGAAACTAATGACCAGAACATTGCACAAATAGGAGGAGGTCCTGGAAGAGGCTATTACCAAGTAGAAGGACCTTCTGCTAAAACTGCATATGCTCGTAGTCAAAATATTGCTAAAGAGTTAGAAGCTAGAGGGCAGAAAATCAAGCTACCTACTTTTAAAGAAGACTTTACACAACTTGATAAAGACAGTCAAACTTTCTATATAACTAGTAATCTTATAGGAGCTGCTGCACAGAAAAGAAAGAAAGACCCTAACTATTACTTAGACCCTACTAATCCTGAAAAAGCATGGCTAGAGTTGCATTGGGCAGGAGACCCTAAAGACTTACCTGCAAGACAGAAAAGATTTAGAGAAGTTAACCCTGTACAAAAAGCTCAGATAGAAAAAGCTATTACTCCTGTTACTACTGAACGTAATATAGATTGGGGTAATTTGCTAAATACATTTATACAAACTCCTGCTCTTTTACCTGTAGTATTACAAGCTAATTTTGGCGAAACTCCTCAGAAGAAAAATGGAGGTCCAGTCTATAATTGGATTCCACCTAACTATCCTAGAGTAGGCGCACGTAATGAGCAAGGAGGGTGGCTTGATGCGTATGATGATGGCTCATGGGTACAAGACTCAAGTATCCCTACTCCTACTACTCCTTCTTACTATCCTGCATACCCTGATAGAACTTTGACTACTCGTCAAATGGGTACTCCTAAAGCTCCTATGTATGCAGCAGGGGCTACAGTATGGCCTGCTAAAAATACACAAGCTCAAACTAGTAAAACTTGGTCAAATGCTACTCAAACACCTAGTGTAAACCAAGCTAACTATGTAAACAGTCGTGCTATAAGTCCTGAGTCTGCAGTACCTTATCCTGAAGTAACTTATCCTAAGAGTGCAAGATACTTTACTCAAGCTCCTGTAATGCAAGGTTATAATCCTTACAATGGACCTATGAGATTACATGCTCCTGATACTACTAAGATGGAACAAGGAGGAAGAGTAACTTCAGACTATAAGAAAAGAGCAGGTATTCCTTATGCTATTAGTCCTGGAGTATCTGATGCAGGAATGTATGTAGGACCTACTACACAAAGAGGTATTACTTTTGGTGATGGAGGAGATGTACCACCTTATGTTACTTCTGATCCTAAAAAGTTTGCTGAAAGAAATAAAGCTTTTAGAGATAGTTCTCTTGCTTATAATTTATCACGTAGAAATGAATTAATATTTGTTGAAGACCCATTTGATTCAAGACTTCCTAAGTATCAGGAAGAAATGAATATTCTTGCAAAACAGTTAAATTTTAAACCTTATAAATATAAGCAAGGGTGGAGTAGAGAGGAAATGGCAGAATTTTCTGCTTCTAACCCAGACGCTGAGTATTATTTACAAAGTGATGAACCTTATATAGGTTTGTTTAAAAAGCCTACACAAAAAGTAATTTTTAATCCTGAAGTTACTAAAATGCTTATGCGTGGCATGCCTGAGTTTTTGCAAGAAGAATCTGTTCCACAAAAAGTAAAAGTACCAGCTCATACAACTATACCTCCACAATACATGGATACTAGAGGTGAATGGAGTAGCACACCTCAAGTACCTCCTGGATATACTCCAGAACAATTATTAAAGATGGGCTATAGAGCTCCTCAGAAAAAAGCTAATGGAGGATGGTTAGATAAATATCAAGGAGGTTCTACAGTTAGGGATATGTCTAAACCTTACTTGAATCCTGCTATGGTTCAAGCTGTTTTAGCTAATGCTGATAAACCTGTTACTAATACATTAGGTCAAGTAGTATCTACTCCTGAGTCTAGAGAAAAAGAAAGGCGTGAAAAGATTATAGCTAAAGACCCTAGTAAGTATTCTGTTGAAGATTATAAACAAGGTATTCAAGAACCTGGAGCAGAAAATGATGTACTTAGTGATCCTATTGCTATGGCTGCAGCTCTTACAGCAGGTGGAGTAGGATTAGGTGCATATGGGTTAACTCAAGTACCAAGGATGTTTGCAAGTAATTTAGCTTCTGAAGCTACTGCTGGAATAAGTGATTATGTAAAAGGATTAAAAGTAATAAATGCCGCTAAACCTACTTTTAGTACAAAGTATTTAAATAGATTGTTAATAGCACGTTCTCCAAAAACTACTAAAGCTTTAGGTCAGTTAGATCCAAGTGTAGCTAAAGAGATGATATACAGCTATAACCCTAAAATAAAAACATTAGACTGGAATGAAGTACCAGATGATACATACTATACTACATTAAAAGATTTTAGAGTAAATTTAAAAAAAGCAAAAAGAGAAGTAGACAAAATTAAAAAAGAAAACCCTACATTTTCTTTTTCTAATAATGATTATAATGTATTTCCTTTTTTTGAGAGGCCAGAAAATGTAAAGAAATATTATGATAGGGTCAAGCTTATGGAAAAAACTTATGATAGTCAAAAAAAATTCATAAGTTACTTAAATAATAAGTATAAAGATAGAATGGATTTAATAAATCAAAATCCACTATTCAAAAACATAGCAGAAGAATCTCCTCAGTATACTGATATAATCTATGAACATTTAAAAAACCCAAAAACTACTGATGATGAATTTTTAAATAATCTTATTAAACAAGCTAATACATTTACAAGATCACTTGGTGAAGATGTATCACCCGATGAATTTTTTACCTTACGTGGTAGAAGTTTCACAACAGGTAATAATAATACAATAGATGTAGAAAGTTTTCCAGTAAGTGGTGATTATGGTGATTTCAGATATAAAATTGAACCTACTTCTGAAAGAATGAGTGAAATAGGTAAATATCCAATAGAAGAAAGATGGTCTAAAAGATTTCCAGAAACATTTAGCGATGCTAATCCAAACATTACTACTGATGAAGGCATGTATAGTACTTTGAACCCAGAGTATGCACAATGGTATTGGGCAAGACAAAAGAAAAATAAATCAACAGGATTAGGGGCTCCTACTATAAAATATAATTTTCCAGAAGATGTACCATTAAAATATTATTATTTTCCACAACATAGTGTTTTTAATACTAGTTTAGCTGATCAAAGTTTAAAAGGATTTAATGTTTCTAAAATAAATATACCAAGACGAGACGCTTATGAATATTTACCAGGGTTTACAAGAGGTTATGCACAAGGAGGTCCAATATACAACTGGATACCTAACTATCCTAGAGTAGGAGTTAGACAATATAATAAAAAACAATCTGGCGGTTGGCTAGACAATTTATAATAACATGACAAAGCAACAAATCCTTGAAATGACTGGATTCTCTGAACAAGAGTTCTACAATAAATATCCTGACCAACAATCTTTTATGATGGAGTATGGTGGTATGGTTGAACAGTATAAGAAAGGTGGATGGATTCAAAAAGCTACTGCTTCTATTAAACGTAGAGGTACAGAAGGTAAATGTACTCCTATGTCTAAGCCTGGATGTACAGGACGTGCTTTGGCTTTAGCTAAGACTTTTCATAAGATGGCTGCTAAGCGTAAGAAGAAAGAAGAAGGTGGCTATGTAGATATGTATGAAGATGGAGGAGAAACATATACTCCACAAGATAGAGCTCAAGATAGTACTTATTATGCTGATTATGCTATTCCAGCTAATATGCGCAAAATATTATTAGGAGATACTTTTGGTAGTTATGAAGAGATAGGTTCTGCAGAAGATTATGGATACAATCCTTCTGTGGAAGAAATGAGGGAGCAATTAAGAAATCCACAAAAAATGGGATACTCTATGGCACGTCAATCTGCTATAGATGCTTTTAGAAATAAAGGTGCTGCTGGTAAATTATATTTAACCAATGATGAAGTAGCTAAAATAGCTAAGAGATTTAAATACGCAGATGCAGCAGGAAAAATGAGTACTAGTAGTCCTATGTATGGAACTACAGATTACGATTTAAAAGCTACATTATCTGCTCCAGATTACTGGAGAGTAATGCAAGAAATTAAGCGCCTTAATACTAAAAAAGCAGATGGAGGTATGGTAGATGCATATCAACTTATGGGCATGCCTACTCCTTCTATGTATGCTATGGGTGGTTATGCAATGATGGAAGACTATGGTCGTGGAGGTATGATTAAGCGTAAGGATGGTTCTTACTCTCGTCGTGGTCTTTGGGATAGTATCAGAGCTAACAGAGGTAGTGGTAAAAAGCCTACTGCAGAGATGCTGCGTCAAGAAAGAAAGATTCGTGCTGCTGAAAAGAAAGAATATGGAGGTCCTGTAATGTATGGTATGGGAGGTACTACTAACATAGGAGATTTGTCACATGTTATTAGTGCTAAGAATTTCCCTAACATGGGCTATGCCATGGGAGGTCCTGTTATGTATAAAAAAGGTGGGTTTTTAACAGGCCTTGGAGACTTTGGATTGGCTTTAGCAGACACTGCAACTTCTGTAGTAAACCCTGATATTATAGGAGCAGATTCTTATAGTGATACAGGTTTTGGTAGAACTATGCAAGGTGTTTCAGATATAACAGGAGGAATTACTAATGCCGCAGCTCCTATAGTAGCAGGGGCTTTATTAGGACCAGTAGGTTCTGCAGCAGTAAGTTCTGCTCAAAATATGTCTAAGCAATTTGTTCCAGCACAACAAGATAACTCTACTACTAGACAAATAGGTAATATGTTTGGGAGCCTTGCACCATTAGGAGGAGCTATTTATGCAGCTTCTGCAAATAGTACTTCTAAAGCTGCAATGGGAGGCCAAGTAAACTATCCCCAAGGCCTTAGAAAGAATATGGGTAATATGCCTATCTTTGCTAGAGGTGGAAATACTGAAATGACAGAGGGAGAATTAGAACATGGAGAAAACCTAAATGTTATGAAAAATGGTATGTGGCAAACTGCTACTAAATATGAATCAGGAGGTATGGGTAGACATGATGCAAATGGTAACCCTAAACCTGAACAAGTAGTACCTCTTCCTGTAGGAGCTTCTATAGCTCCAAGAGCATTTAAAAAAGAAGATGATTTAGCTGAGTATGATAAACTTTTAAAAGAAAGTTTACATGGTAAAAATCATAATAATATTATGTTTCCTGGTAGAATTGAAATAGCTAAAAGAAAAAAAGAAGCTAAAGAACAACAACTAGCTGCAGCTCAAGAACAAAAAGCTACAAGGGCTATGACTCGTATGATGGGTAAGTATGGTGGAGCAATTCAACGTATGATGGCTAGAGGTGGTATGGTTCCTATGTATGATTTAGGAGGGGGGACTGGAGGATTAAATACTAATAATCCAGCACTTAGTAATTATAATTTTTCAAATCAGTTTAATACAACACCTGGGCATATGTTTCTATCTGTCCCACAGTCTTTAAATCTAGATCATTCTAGGCCTGCAATGACTGAAAATACTAGTATGTTTGGATCATTAGATCCTACTACTTTTAACTTTGATAATATTCCTGATACAGGTATAGGATATAAAGGTAAAGGGTATAAAAAACTTTCTCCACCCAATAGCTCCCAAAATAATTGGGGACAATATTTACCAATGGCTACTTCTTTAGCAATGGGTCTTGAAGCTTCACTGCAAAAACCTTATTCTATGAAATCTCAAGATTATGAAACCCCTGCTGATTTGAAATGGCGTGAACTTACAGGTGAAGCTGGACGTAGAGATTTAGGAAGAGCTTATGCTGGTGCTAAATATGCAGCACGTAATATTGGAGGTTCAAATGCTTTGGCTGCTTTAACTCAAGGTGCTAACCAGTATTACGGACAACTTGCTAAATACAATGAGAATCTTGAAAACATAAATAGACAAGGTCAAAGTGAAATAGATGTTAGGAATAAAACTCTTCAACAAGCTAACATGAATCAGCGTATGCAGATTGCAATGTTTAATGAACAGAATAGAGCTGCTCGTAGAAATGCAATGCGTGAACAGTTTGGTAAGAACTTACCTGCAAGTTTTTATAATCAGCAGTCTAATCAAATTACAATGGAAGCTTTAAAAGCTGCATATCCTGATTATAATTTTGACTTTGGAATTTTTGGTTAATATTTAAGATAATATACTATGGCATATTCAATATGGGATAAACAGCCTGAAATGGTATTTCCTCAAATACCATTTGAGTTTTTAGCAGGATTAGCAGAAAAACAAAGTAAACGTCTAGACCTTGCCGATGAGCAAATTGGTAAAACTAAAGGTTTATTTGCAGCACTAAATGCTGCACCAGGACATGAAGACTTAGCTACAGGATTAACTAAAACATATAATGATAAGCTTAATAATCTTGTAGAAAAGCATAAAAATAATTTAGGGTCTAGAGAATTTATAAGAGAACTTACAAGTATAAGTTCAAACTTTGCAAATGACCAGAATGTACAAACAGTTGTAACTTCTAAAGACTGGTTTGATAAAAATTCTAATACTTTATGGGATGCTGAAAATAAAAATGCTGTTATAAATGCTCCTGGTATTATAAATTCTAAAGGTGAATTTGAACAAAATAAGTTTAGGTATGGTCCTGATAAGTTCAACATTACGTATTATGGAGACCCTATAAAAGAAATTCAAGAACAATTTAATATTCAAAAAGAAGCTAGAATAAAAGAATTAGGACTTACTACAAAGATTGTAGATGGTGAGGTAAAATATTATAATACAGCAACTCAAACATCTTACAAAGATGAAGATATTCTAGCTCCTGTAGCAGAATCTACTTATAAAATGTTAATGGAAAATCCTGAAGCAAAACCTGGATTTTCTTATTGGCATGCAAAAAACCAAAATCTTTCCCCTAAAGAAAAGGCAGAAGCTGCAAAAGCCTTGATAAAAACTTCTGGTGTACCTTTTTATTTTAAACATGTAGAAGAAAGTTTAAGTCCTATAAGTGGTGGTGATTCAGACGGTACATCAAAAGGAGGTACAGATAAATCTCCTGCTATAAAAGGTACTCCTGTTACTACAGCATTAGATTATGTAACAGGTGTAAATAATAGAAGAATTACTAGTACAGAAGGATTAGAAGGGCTTATTAGAGAAGAAGATGCTAATGTAACTATTGTTAAAGGAAAAATTTTAGAAGAGTTTCCTGATTTAGGTGAAGCGACTTTTCATCATACTATAAATGGCGAAGAGATTAATTTAGATCTTATTAAAGACCCTCAAATAAAATCAAGGGCAGCTGAATTAAATGCTCAACTTGTAGAAGCACAAATTAAAAAAGATAGCCATCAGTCTATTTTAAATCATTTTAAAAGTATAAGTGGTTATGATCCTGATGAACCTATGGAGCGTCAAGTTAATCCTAATTTGTTGGTTGAAGCTAATCGTCATGCTGCAAGTGCAGCTTTAACTTATGGTGCTACATATGTAATAAACGGATTATTAAATAATAGAGAAGATTTATACAAGTTAGTATCAGATAAAAATGGTATCCCGACAAAAGAAGGTGAAAACTCTTTATTAGCTTATGATAAAGCTTATAACGAATATCTTACAAAAGATCCTAAATATGCTGAATACAATAACAAGCTTACCCAGTATTTAAATGCTACTATCTATAAACCTGCATTTAGTTATACAGTAGCTAGTGAGGATGAAAATGAACTTAGAAATACTGTAATACGTGCTGCTGCTAATCCTAAGAATATTACTAGAGCTAACTTTGGACCTGAGGCTGGAAATAGAGGACAGTATTTAAGTGCAGAAGAGATGACAGCTTTACAACAAAATGCAGCTTTGTGGAAAGATGCTGTTTATAGTGTAAGGTTTGATGAGAGTACTAATAGCTATGTAGCAGATGTAAGTTATGGAGGAGAAACTTATGAAATAAATGCTGGTATATCTGATTTGGGTAAATACATTCAAAAGATAGATCCTCAAATGCATACTTTGTTTTTAGAAAAACAAAAGTTATTTATGCAAAGATTAGCAGCTACAGATGGAAGAGCCAGTACAATTACTTTATATAAAGATGCAGGAGTAGATAGTAATGGTGCTCCTATACAAGAAGTAGCTGCTACTCCTAAAGTTAAATCTGCTTTTCAAGCTATTTCTGAAGTAGGGGTTAATCAGGGTGACTACTTATTTAAAGTCCCAGGTTTAGATAAAGACAATGTAATAAAAACTTCATCTTTTTGGGACCTTGCTAGGTTTACAGATAGTTATAATGCTATTATGTCTAGACCTGGATTAACTACTGAGCAAAGAAAAAGTTTACTTGATAAACTTTTTGCAAATCCTGGTCAGAATATTACTATCTTTAATGGTAAGATGGGTAAGATAAATGAAAGATATTTTTCAGGAACTAGTTTACCTGAAATAAATGTATTTAGTTCTCCAGCTCCTGTACCGCAAAAAAAGTAGAACCTTCTGATGCCAAGCCTGCTCCATCAGAAGAAAATAAGACAGGAACTTTAGATGATTCTTATAATAAAATGTTAACTCTTTTAAATAAAGTAGAAGCTGGTTCTTATAAAACTTTGTACAACAATGCTGAAACAACATCAAAAAGTTTTAAAGACGTTGATATAACTAGTAAAACTTTAGCAGAGCTTTATGAATTTACTAAATCTGGAGGAGCTTATGATAAGTATAGTAAAGGAATTAGAAAATCTACTAAAAAAGCTACGCCTTTAGGTAAATATCAAATAGTAGGTCAAACTCTTAAAGATGTTGCTACAGCTTTAGAGTTACCAGATGATACAATGTTTACACCTGAAATACAAGATAAAATGTTTATATACCTTTTACAGCAAAGGTTGAAAAAAGGTGGTACCTTAGCAGAAAAGAGAACTCAACTTAGAAATGAGTGGGAAGGTCTAAATAATGTTTCAGATACAGAATTAGACGAAGCTATTAAATTAATTGCATCTTAACTTAATATATAAAAATGCGGCCAAATCTTGTTAATATAAACCCAAGAACTAACCAACCTTATACTCCTACTGAGTTAGTAGAAATGGAGTTAAACAGCATTAATCAAAGATATGCTGAAACTCCTTATGGAGGAACTACTGTAAGAAGTCCTCAAGTAAGTGTTCCAGATAAGGACAATACTTACTTTGATTATTTATATACAGGCTACCAAATAGGTGCTGACAATGAGGAAATGCGTGCTCAGTTGCAGCCTTGGACAGAACAACTTGGTAGAAGTGCTACTAAATTTGTTGGTATAGGAGTCTCTACTTTTGCTCAAGGTACTTTAGGAGCATTAGCAGGTCTTGTAAATTTAGCAACAGGTAGGGAAGATCAAGGATTATATAATAGATTTATAGACAATCCTGTTTCTAGAGAACTTGTAGATTTTCAACAAAGATTAGAAGAAGCTTTACCTAACTATCGTACTCAAGAAGAAATGGATAATCCTTTTTGGATTAATGCCATTAAAAATCCTACTAACTTTTGGGGAGAAACTATCCTTAAAAACTTTGGATTTGCAGTAGGTGCAATGGGTGCAGGTATGGTAACTGCAGGTATAGGAGCAGAATTATTTGGACTTACTACACTTAGGAATACTTCTAAAGTATTAGAAGGATTGTCTAAAGCTTTACAAGAAGGACGTACTTTAACTGCAGCTGAACAAGCTGCCATGAAACAAGTGGCTACTTTAACAGGTGAACAATTGGCTGCTTTAAAAAATACACAAGTATTAGATGAACTTGCTACTGTAGCTAAAGCTATAAAAAGTAAAACGGCTATGAATCAAGCCGTGTCTTCTTTTGTAGGTTCTTTAGGTGAATCTACTTTTGAAGCTTTGCAAAATGGTAAAGATTTTAAAGAGCAGAGGATGCAAGGCCTTAGGGCTCAAATTGAAAGTGGAGAGATAACTCCTCAAGAATATGAGCAAGAACTAAATAATTTAGAGAAGGAAACTCAGAATTACCAAAATTCTGTATTTACAGCTAATGTAGGATTACTTACTTTATCTAATTATACACAATTTAGAAACATCTTTAGTAAAGGCTACACACCTAATAAAGTTTTAACTACTGAGGCTATTAATGTTGCTGAAGATACAGGTTTATATGAACTTGTAAAAAGAAACAAGTTTCAAAAAGGTTTAGACTATACTACAAAGCTTCTTAAAGATCCTTTAATGGAGATGACAGAAGAGCAAGGACAATTTGCTATTCAGAAAACTGCAGAAAGTTACTATAACTTAAGGCTTAATAAAGACGCTAATTCAGATGTACAAAACTTTATTACTTCTATAGGACGTGGTTTACAAGAAGCTTATGGTACAGAAGAAGGTTGGGAAAATGCATTTGCAGGTTTAGTTATTGGAGGATTAGGAATACCTACAATTAAACGTGCTCCTGGTTCTAAGTTAGGTGTAAAACTAGGTATTGAGGGTGGTATTTATGGAGAATATAAAGAGTTAAGTGCCGCAGACGCATCTTTTAAAAGAAATGTAGAAGCTGCTAATAGTTATTTACAAGACACACTTACCAAAAAATTATACGAAGGTCAAGTAGTAGACAATGCTTTAAAAAGTATGGCTGATGAAGCATTGTTAGCAGATGATAGGATGAATCATAAAACTATCAACTCAATGCAACTTGCTAACATGGTAGATACTTTTGTAGAAATAGGTAAGTTTGAGGATTTAAAAAGTAAAATACAAGATGAAAATTTACTTAGTGCTGCTGAACTTAGAGCTAAGTACAGCTCTAAAGTTGTTTCTTCTGTAACAGGAAAAGAAACTACTCTTGATTTTTTCAAGGGTATGGACGATGACCAAGTAAAACAATATATTAAAGATAAAGGAGAAAAGGCTTTAAAACAAGCTGAGAAAATAAAAAAGATTAAAGAAGATATTGATGTAAGATTTTCAGATTATCCTGAAGGAGCACGTAAAGATATGCTTTTAAAAGCTGCTTCAACTTTGGATATAGATGATAGAATTAATTCTTTACTTGGAGAAATTAAAGCAGAAACAGGCACTCAGTTTCTTCGTGGGATTAATGAGAATTTTACTCCTGAAATGATACAATACATTTCAGACTTTTCAGCTTTAGCTACTCCTGTAGATTTAGAGCAATTCTTAAGTAAAAAGAAAGGGCTTGATAATTATAGAAGGCTTATAAATGAGTACTTAGAGTATCAAAGTAATCCTGAAACTAAACTTAAGTTTGCTGAAAAAGCCAGGGATTTATATGGGTTAGTCTTGCAAAGACAAGCCATGAATGATGCATACTTTAAAATGGCTGATAAAAGGTATGCAGAAAATGCCCAAGCTTTGGCTGAAACTGATGCTCAAGAAAGATTTCTAGATAAGACTTCTAAAGAAGAAAGGTATAAGAATTTTTACCAGGCTAATACTAATGAAGACCCAGAGTTTGGGTTTGAAAGTACTGTCTTTAAAGTAGACAATGGTAAAAAAGATAAGTTAACTGTTACAGGTATTTCTAAATCTACAGGAGCTCCTATTACACTTCAAGATGCACAACCTGTTACAGAAAATCCTAACCTTATAGATGAAGATGGTAATGCAGCTGTAAGAACTTCTAAAGCTGGAGATAAATATGCTACATATAAAGTTATTGTAGATGGTAAAGAAGTTAAAGTAGAAGTTAAAAATCCAGTAGAATCTCGTGAAACAATAGATGATACTATTGACCTTTTCTTTAAAAGAGGTCAACCTAATGTTATGTACGATAAAGATGGTAATGTATATGACTTAGAAGACCTTGAAAGAGACCCTTCATTTTTAGCATCTAGTTCTTTCAGTAGGGAAGAACAACGTCAGGAAATATATAATAATGTACGTGTTCAAACTCTTCAAAAGCAGATTAAAGCTAATATGGCTTTAGCTGAAAATTTACGAGCGCAGAAACAAATTATAGAAGAAAGTATAACTGAGGCTGAAGAACTTTTAAAACGTGCTAAAGCTACAAAATCTGGCAGAATTAGGGTTACAATAGATGGTGTAAAAACTACTTTTAAAATCTTTGACCTTGAAAATAAACTTGCACAATATAGAGCAAAGATTGCAGAACTTGATGAGCAAAGAGCTACATTATTTGAAGAGAATAACAAAGCTCTTGCTGGGTTAAAAGAAGTTCAAGAGAATAGATTTAGAAGAGATGTTTTTAATAAAGCTATAACTGAAGACATAGCTGCTTTACAAAAGCAGATTAGAGATGTTCAAGATGCTAAGAATCAAGCTGAGGCTACTGCAGAAAGAATGCAGGAAGTAATAGATGCGCTAAAAGCTTTAGTAAAAGTTATTTATCCTAGGTTCAAAGCTTTATATAAAAGTATCTATGGTGTAGACCCAGCTACTGTAAATAACTTAATGGTAAAATGGCAGACAGATGTTACTCCATTATTACGACAATTACGTGCTGAACAAACACAAGCTTTTTTAAATCTTGGTATAGAAGAGAAACAATTAGATGCTGTATTAGAGCAACTTGCTGAAATCCAAAGTTATATAAACTCTTGGGAAAAAATGATTAACTCTTTAAATAAAGAAAGGTCTTTATTTGAAGATGCTTTAGCTAAGGTGCTTGCAGAACGTCGTGCTAAACAAGCTGAAAGTGCGCCTAGACAAGCTGCAAAAAGAACATATACTCAAGAGATTGATAACTCTCAAGATACGTTAATTACTAATTATTCATCTCCAAAACCTAGCATAGATAATGCATTTAAAACTGCAGGTATGGATACTCTACCTGACGGTACTCCTAATCCTAATAAAGCGCAGCAAAGATGGTCTAAAACTGTAGCTAAAATTAGTACTTCTGATGCTAAGTATTCTTTACGAGTAGTTACAGCTCAACAACGTCCTGATCTTTTTGTAGATGCAGAAGGTAAGCCTTTACCTGAAAAAATGCAGAAAGATGCATTAGCAGTTATTCTTTATAAGAATGGAGCTCCTGTAGATGCTAACCTACAACCTTTAGGAGAGAATGCTGGAGAAGACCAGCTTGTATATAATTTTATTCCATTACCTACTCTTAAAACAGAGAACTACGAAAGGTTTTATGATGCTAAAGACAGGCCTATTGAAGCTGCACAAGCTATGGAGAAACTCCAGGCTTTACGAGATAAGCTTTTTGAAAGAGCTGCAGCTGGTATTAATTCTTTCTTACCTGTTACAGGAAAATCTTTAGGACTTCTTGAAACTACTCCTCATAAACGTACAGGAGATAGGGATTTAACTACTGCTGTATGGGATACCCTTCTTGGTAATACAGAAAATAAGAAAGGTGAAAGATTAGGTAAGAGTAGGATAGAAATAGCCAAGGCTACTAATGATGAAGATGCTGCAGAAGGTTGGGGTTATATTACTGTAGGTAAAGAACAAGTCAAGGTAAAGAATGGTCTGGCTTATTTTATTACAGATGAAGATGTAGTAGTACCCCTTCTTTCTAGAAAACTTAGTTCTAATGAAACTCAGGTAGTATTTGACCTTCTTACTGCATTAACTTCTAGTGCTGAGATAGCTCTTGCACCTGAAGAAGCAGAAGCTGTACAAAAAGCCACTGCTACAAAAAAGACAAAAAGTGAGTTTGTACTTTTAGGTAAAGATGGTAAACCTGAAAAGGATAAGAAAAGAGCTTTAGCAAAGTTAGATGCTATAAATAAAAAGCTGAAAGGTAACTTTAAGTATGCAGCTGTTTGGAATAGGTATAAAAACTCTTGGGGTTACTACAAAAGGAAACAACTTACTAAAGAAGAAGCTGAAGCAGCTCGTAAGTCTAAGACACAAGACACTCTTAGTATCTATGATTACTTACGTGGAATTGTCTATTTTGGTAGACAAGATAAAGCTGAAGATGCACTTCTTTCTGCACGTCCTAATCCTCAAACCCAACTTTATCTAACTGAAGGCCAACTTTCTTTTTATGATTTTACTAAGGGTACTAGGGTAGAAGTACCTTTTACTCAAGAAAGTCTTGAAGCTAATAAAGATGCTTTACTTACCTTCTTAGAAAATAAATACCATCAGATTAGTAATGATAAACTTGGCAAATCAGGTAGCCATTTAGAAGTTAACAGGGTAGTATTTGATGAAGAAGGTAAGCCTCTCTATGTAGAAACTGTAAAACATAATAGCTACTTCTCATATCTTATAAGCAACAAGCAACCTAATGGTAACCCTCGTCCTGTAGAAGATATACCTCTTACTACTAATGCTGTTACAGATAGTAATGGAGAAGTTATAATCAAGAGTACTTATCTTAAATATTCTGATAATCCTGAAGCTATAAAAGAAACTCCTGAATCTTCTAAGGCTACTTACACCCCTCCTAAAGCTGGGACTACTACACCTCCTCCTGCAAAAAGCTCAGCTGCTTCTTTATTAGAAGAAGTTAAAGGTATAATAAATAAAGGAGAAGCACAGTTTACAGATGCTAATTATCCCACAGACGAGGAAGGAAATGTTCTATCAACAGAGTTAGATAGTATATTTAAAAAGGTAAAAAGTGTACTTGGAGAAAAAGCTTTTGATGAATTTGTAGCTACTGAATTAGTAGAATCTTTAGAAGATGATGAACTAGCAAGTAAGATTAAAGCTGCTGGTCAATCTACAGGTTTTGAAATATATGATACGTATAGAAAAATTGCTGTAAAGTTAGAATCTTTAGCAGCTTCTGCTCCTACAGCTCCTGCAGAAGGAGGAGAATTTGCAGCTGGAGAAAGTTCTGAACTTGCTGCTCTTATGGGTAGTAGTGAATCTGTAGTTACGGATAATGTAGAACCAGGAGAAGAGGCTGATATTTCAGAAGGAGAAATTGAGGAAGACCCTATTATTACAGAAGAAGAAGATGAAGATGGATTGGGTAGAACACAACAAACAGGTAGTCCTAAAATAGACATAGCTAAAGCTAAAGCTTGGATTGCTAAAAACTTACCTCAAGTCAATGTTAAAGTAGTAGAAAAACTTCTTAATGGTATAGCTCAAGGTAAAGTTACGGGAGATGCTGTACTTTATTTGTCTGAATTAGCTGAAGAAGGTACTGAATATCACGAAGCTTTACACGAAGTAATGTTAGGTCTTCTTACAGATGAAGAGCTTGCAGAAGTTTACAAAGAAGCTGCAAAGCTTTATGGTAAACCTACTGAAAAAGAACTTGCTGATTTAAAAAAGATTTACCCCAAACTTAATAAAGCTCAACTTACTACAGTATTTTATGACGAGATGCTTGCAGAAGACTTTAGAACTTTTGCATTAAGTGGTGGTAAAACTTATCCTACAAAGAAACTTAAAACTGTTTTTGAAACTATATGGGATGCTATCAAAGCATTTCTAGGAATAAAACCTTTAGGAGCAATTGATTCAATGTTCTACAACTTATACAATGGTAAGTATGTTAGTAGAACTTATGATTATGTTAAAGCAAAAGAACGTCTACTTGGTTCAAGTAGGTTTAGTTTAATAACTTGGTCTACTTCTAAAAAAGATGGTACTGCAAGGCCTATAGATAAAGTAACAGCTGCCTTGTTCACTAAAGAGGTAACTCACTCTGTAGTTGGTAATATGTTTAAATCTCTTTTTAATGCTAATAATAGTATAGGAGATTTAGCAAAGATGACTGTAGGAGAATTAGAAACTTTTATAGATGATGGTATAAGAAGAACTAAGGAAGAGATAGATAGACTTCCTGATAGCACACTTTATAAAACTCCTACTAACATAGTTATAAATACTAAAAAAACTTTTAATGCTATTTATACTAGTGAAACAGGACGTAAGAAAATAAGAAATGCTGTAAAAGAGTATATACAGAATGACTTAGCTATTGACCTGGGTCTTTACAAAGAAGATGATATAAACGAGCAAGAAAGAACAGATAGAGATAGTAATGCTTGGGGTAAAGATAGTTCTACAATTCATCCTAGAGAAGGTACAAACGCCTTTGTAAAATTAATGGTAGCATCATTACCTGCTTATTCAAGAGTTGATGGAGTAATGACTCCTGAAAAAGGAGACATGCTTGGTTTACAAATGCTTGTAAATCCTAACAGTGTATTTAATCACCTGTTATCTTCTTTACATACTTCAACTACTTTTAATGACCCTGGTGATAATAACTCTATGGTAAAAGTCTTAGAAAGACTTTCCGAAGAGATTCCTCATTATAAGACCTTACTTGCTTTACTTACAGATCCTGCAAATATGGCTAAGGATCCTTTAGAAGCAAATAATTTGGTTACTAATTTTCAGCAGTCTATGTATAAGACTGCATTGAATTATAATCTATGGCTTGTAAATGAAGGAGATGTAGTAAAACAAGACCCTAACGCAGAAACTGCTGAGGATAGAACTGTTGCTACATGGCGTAGCAAACTAGTAGAAAATCTTGGTACTACTGAATCTATTATAGTAAAACCCAAAGATGCTTCTTTACCAAGGGTTAGTCATAGGAAAGTAAGAGAGATTCTTAACACTGTAAAAACTCCTAAGACTGATGCTTTTAAATATTACATGGAGGCGTTAAATAAACTTGGTTTTACTATTGATGTTACAGATCCATCTGAATATAGTAATGAAGAAGCTAGAGAGTTTATAGATAATGCTAAATATTTTACAGCTCAGTTGTCTAAAGAGCCTAAGAGTGGACAAGACTTAGATTTAGATTATATTTTTAATAAAACCTCGCAATCACGTCTATTTAATCTTGCTAAGATAGCAGCTTCTAAGCTTTATGAAGTTACAGATTTACAGCATATAGGCCCAGATGGTAAAACTCGTTATGGAGTATCTGAACATAATGCCATCTCTATGCTTGCAGAGTATATAAACAGTATGCCTGTAGGTACTCCTATACATAAACTATATGGAAGGTTTGGTAAATTCCCAGGATTATTATCTCCTTATATAAGTAATTCAAAATTATTAAATGAGATTTTATTTAGGAAAAATGAAAATGGACGGTATGTAAGGACTGATGTACCTTTTAAAATAACAATTATAGAAGGTGCTCGTCCTAATCAAACAGCTGCAGAAGGTAAAGTAAATACTCAGTCTGATAAACAAGATAGGACTTGGATGAGTTTTAATTCAATCCTTAAAGGAATCTTCCCAATCCTTAGAACTTCAGACAAGTCATTAGAGTATGCAATAGATATAACTAGAGAAGGAGAAGGTAATCCTCTTTTTAGGCCTGGTAATATTAATAGCAAAAGAAGTGAGATAATAGAAACTCTTGTAGGATATTTAGCAGACGAACTACTTGTAGGTAAAGAAACAGGTGGTAGTTTAATTGCTAATTTTGGTAAGAATAAAGGTAATGGTTTATATTTCTTTGAAGAGATTATAAAAGACAAGGTACCTAATATTCTTCCTACTCAATCTGTAGAAGATTATGTAACTACTAATATAAAAGCCATTAGAGAAGCTATTTCAGATTATTTAGAACTTCATAATAAAGAAGTTATACAGCGTTTAGTTGATAATAATCTTGCTGTGTATACTCCTACAGCAAGTGGAATGGCAGTAACTCTTCGTGCTTTAGATAAAGGAATTACAGAGCAGTTTGAGAAAGAAGCTGGAACTACATTTAGTAAGTCTGAACAAGGTGTTAAAATGAGTCTAGCTCAGTTTGACAATCTTATTGAAGCTTTTACAGCTAATAGTTTAATAGGTAATATTGAACAGACCAAATTATTCTTCGGGCACCCTGCTTTTTACAAATCAGCTGTAGACCTTTATAAGAGAACTGCTGGTGCAGTAGGTACTAAGAAAATGGCTATAGTAGATACACGTATTAATAACTTTATTAATAGTCTTTCACAGTCTAACAAAGATGGTAAACTAGTTAAAGATGGATTCTTTGAAGTAGTAGTTATGCAAGAACCTGTAACTATGTCTTCCTATTTATCTGATATAAGAAAAGCTTTTGAGGAAAAGTTTGGTGTTAAAAAGGGTAGCCTTCTTGCAAGTAAATACTCTGCAATGGAAGAAGCTGATGGACAAGGATACATTACTTTACCAGAATATAGAGAGTTTAGATTAAGAGTAGGTGAATGGGGAAGGGTAGAAGAAAGTCTTTATCAGCAAGTAATGCGTGGAGATAATATACCTGTAGATAAGATAACCAAAGTATTTAACGTACTTAAAGCTCAATACTTTGGATTAAATAAAGTAGATGGACTTTCTGTTCCTGTGTATCTTAAGTTCAGTTTGCTTCCTCTTATACCTTCTGTTTATAAAGGTACTAACATGGAAGCTATAGCTGAGTCTATGATGGCTAATGGACAAGGCGTAGCTGTATATCCTTCAGGTATAAAGATAGGTGCCTTGATGCAACCTGATGGTAATTACTATCCATTGTATGATGATATAGTAGAAGAAAGTCAATATGAAGGTAATCCTGTAGCAGCTAATGCTAATACTCTTACTCTTGACTATAGATTCATGGGTATACAAGTAGCTACTAACAATGAAATAAAAGAATACACAACTCGTGGTAGTCAGAATGCTAAACTCTTAGTTTCAGATAGGTATGAGAATGGAGTAGCTCAACCTATTACAGTTTATAGAGATGGGAAACCCAAATCTCTCACCTCTAAAGAAACTCAAGCTTTAGTTAAAGAGTATCATCAAACAGTTAATCAGATTACAGAAGAAAAGGCTAAGAAAATTCTTGCTGAAATAGGAGCTAAAGAAGTTAAGCCTGGAGTCTATAAAATTACTAATGTTAAAAATCTCTCTAATAAATTAATCAGAGCTGCTCGTAACAGGAATTCTCCTGATAATCTTATAGACTCACTTGGTACTGTCGAAGAAGGTACAGAAATAAGATTTAAATATCTTCTTGATGGGGTACCTAGCAGGAATAAGATTGAGAATCTTTTATTTTCTTTGATTAATAATACTGTTATTACTCAGAAGTATAACGGTGGAGCAAGGATTCAAGCTGCTAGTACAGGCTTTGAGCGTGGCCCACGTACTTATAATTTTAAAGATGGTAAAGCAATACTTACTTCTAATCCTGATCTTAGGTTTTATATTCCTGGTAAGAATGGAGAGATTCTTCCTGCTCAAGTAAAAGTAGCTCCTAACTCTGATATGATGCAAGTCATTAAGAAGTTAGGGGGTATAACTAAGACTAATGAAATTCTTAAGAAACTTTGGGAAGTTACTATAGAAGATGGTAAAGTAACAGGAGGTACAAGGTATAATCCTGAGGCTGTAAAAGAATTACTTGGAGATATATCTCCTGAGATATTCCAATTTGTAGCCTATAGGATACCTACTCAAGGTATGAATACTATTGAGAATCTTGAGATAGTAGAATTCTTAGATCCTTTAGCAGGTGAGGCTATTCACTTACCCAGTGAGTTAGTAGCTAAGTCAGGTGGTGACTTTGACATTGATAAATTGAATGTATATTTCAGACACTTTACCAAGGAAGGTTCTATAAATGTAGAAGATAAAGAGCAAGTACTACATAATAAGATGATTAGTATTAGTCAGGATTTCTTAGCAGCTCCTGAAAATTACACTGACCTTCTTATGCCTAATGACCCTGTAGTTTTAAAAGATCTTGCTGGAAAAGAAACTCTTGTAAGTAAGACTAAATCATTGACTTGGGGACACAACCTTGATACAGCAGAGTATTATCTTGTAGGTAAAGCAGCTGTAGGTATTGTAGCTAGACATAGAACTCACCATACTCTTACTCAACAAGCTGGAGTTAGTATAAACAAGGTATACATGGGCGGAGTAAATTTTGATGAGCAGACTTCTGCTAAATTAAACTTTGCAGGGTCAGAAGATAACTATAGTCTTGGTGGTATTTCTGATAGTAACAAGCAGCATAAAATAGGTGATATTATCTCTGAGTTTCTTTCAGCCTTTGTAGATGTAGCAAAAGATCCTTTTATCTTTAGGCTTAATGGTAATATCAATACTGCAGATACTTACATGTATTTAATACGCAGAGGAGTACCTATTGAAGTAGCTTCTAAGTTTATGACTCAACCTGTAATCATAGAATACTTTAAAAGGTATGCTGGTGGTAGGTCTATGGTTAATGTCATGAATGGTACAGATGTAAGTAGTGGTGAAATTAAGCAAGAACTTTACTCTTTGCTAGAAGCTGCTTTTAAAAATCTTGGAGGTACAGATGCTTCTAAAATAGCCTTTAAATCATTTACAGAAGATAATTTGTCTGGATATGTAGGTAAAGACCTATCTGAAAATCTTAAAGATCTTTCTTTTGTAAGAACTCAGATACAAGTATTAGAAGATTTTTCTAGATATATGGAGCAATCTAATAATTTGCGTATGCTTATGGATGCTACTTCTGATGATACAGTTAGACATAAGAATTTTAATGCCTTGGATAATTATAACAAGCGTATGGATGAAGTTCGTAAGTCTAATATGTTTGATTCAAAGTCAGTCCAAAGAATTTTTGATGATACTCTTGTAGGAGGTTTTCAAAAAGCTCAAATGCTGCATGATGTATACAGGGATTTATTTGTAACTGAATCTCCTAAAATTAAGACAGCTTTAGACTCATTAAGGGATTACCTTAAGAGTAATAAAGTAGATGAGCAATCTTCTAACGATATACTTGATAGGGCTAAGAATGCTTTAATAGTCCACATGTACTCTACAAGTAAAGATTTCATGGCGGACGTACAAAAAAGGTTGCAGTTAGGTACAGAAGACCTTAAATCAATGCCTGAAGAAATTGCATCTAAACTTAAGAGTCCTAATCCTGCTATAAGAAAAAATCCTTTTTACAAGCAATTAATACCTTTGCTTCAAAATCCAAAATCTGCTGTTAAAGCTCTTAAGATGTTTAATGTAAAGCTTACAACATTTGACTTTAATCAGATAGTAAATGGATTTAGCGGAATTACTGATGTAAATGAACAGAAAAGGTTGGCAGCTTTAATTTTATTTCAGTCAGGTCTAGATAATTCTGCAGAGACTTGGTATGATAAAGTACCTGTAGATGTAATGGCTGACCTACTTAATAATGCTATTATGCAGTTTAAAGATAATCTTGCTAATTTTGATTCAGATTATTTTATGCAAGAGTTTATTAGGAATAACTACATGAACAGTAGCTTAGTACCATACTTAGGAAGTTTAGAACGGTTGGCTATAGATAAGACTGGTACATTTAAAGGACAAGTTCCTAAAAGATTTGGAAATAGATTGTACCTTAAAGTAAAAGCTACATATCCTGAATACCAAGATAAAGATAAAGCAGCCTTAGCTAAAGCAGCAGGATTAGATACAGCAGAATATTTGTTACTTGCTAAGACTGAAGATGGTTCATTCAAGCTTATTAACAAGCGTGGAGATAGACTTTCTAAGGAATACAAGAAAGCCAATATGAACTCTATGCTTAATAAGAATAATGTAAATACTGGAGAATTTAGAGACAAGTTTCCTCAGTGGTCAGAGCCTTTACTACCTGCACTTCCTAAAAATGAATCTTTACCTTCACAAGGAGAAACTTTAGAAAATAACTGTTAACAATGATTTGTCCTAACATAAATAGCCCAGAGTGGCAAAAGCTTACATCCCAAGTATCTACTCACACAGCATATGATTTATGGGATAAGTATAATGGTAATGTACCTCAGTCTGCAATAGATAAAGTATTAGGTAAAACTTCTATAGAAGCAGATAAAGGTTTACAAGAAGCTAATGCTAGTCTTGAGAGTAAGCTTCGCAACATACTTGCTCAGATAGGGGTAAAATATGAAGCAGTTCAAGAGATAACAGGTGTTCCTGGTCAGAAGTTAGGACCTATTGCTCAAGCTGATCTTCTTAGTAAAGTACTTAAAGTTGTAGAAGGTCGTGCAGATAAGACTACTTTAACTGAAGAAGTTGTACACTTCTTAGTAGCTATGCTTGATACTAATAGCCATGTATATCAAAGCATGTTTGATGCTATTACTAAGTATCCTGTATTCCAAGAAGTAGTAAAAGAATATGGTAGTTTGCCTGGCTATAATGAAGAAAGACTTCGTAGAGAAGCTATGGCTAAGCTGATTACTAGAGAAGTAATTAACTTAGATGAACAATCAAGACTTACTCCTCAGCAACAAAAAGTAGCATCTAACTGGTGGAACATGCTATTGTCCAAAGTTAAGCAGATGTTTAATTCTTTTGACAAAGCTAAGTTTGAAAATGCTGTACAAGAATATAGTCCTTTCAAAGAATTAGCTTACAAGATAGCTGAACAAGATTTGTCTTTATTTAACCAAGAAATTACAGATACTCATACTTACTATCAGCTTAGCAATGCTCTTAATGAAAAACAAAAAGCTGTACTTGATAAGATACAAGCTATAAGTCAAGGAATTAGTCGTGAAGGTACAGATGAAACACGTGGTTATTATAAAAATGGTAAGAAACTAGGGAAATCTGTAACTACTATACGTGATGAAAAGTTTGATGTAAGATTTAAAAACGCTGTAAGAACTCCTGAAGCTGAAGCTCAAATGAAAGAGTCAGGTAGAATAGGTAGTTTAGTTCACGATGATATGGATAATATCTCAAAAAGAATATTGTCCAGAGATGGTAGTATTGCTAAAGTAATTAAAACTAATCCTACTATTTACGCTAAGCTTGAGAACTTTGCAAAAGGGTTAATGAAGGTGCATGGTGAAGATGCAGTGTACCTTTCTGAACAAATAGTATATGACCCTTCAACAGATACTCCAGGTACAGTTGACTTAATAGTTATAGATAAAGACGGTAAAGTCCATATCTATGACTGGAAGACTATGATGTTAAATAAGAGAGAAAAAGAAGAATTTGGAGAACCTTCTTATTATAAAACTATTAAATATGAATACCAACTTAATAGTTACAAAGACATTATAGAAAAAGGTGGAGTAAAAGATTTTGGAAAAAGGCGTTACATTCCTATAGAGAATGTATTTAAAAAAGACAAGGTTACTGGAGCTACTAAATTTGTAGATATTAATATTAATATACCTGGCAGTAGAACAGGAGAAAAACCTTATCTTAATCCAGTGCCTGTAAGTAATGAAAAGACAGGAGATGAAACTATTGATAAGTTAATATCACAGCTTTTAGCTTTACAAAAAGAAGCTCGTACTAAAACTGCAGTTGGTGCTGTAGAACAAGCTAAGAAAACTCAAAAAATCATATCTCTTAACAAAGCTATTCGTGATTTACAGCTTAACAAGAATTTAGGATTATTTGCAGAAACTGCAGCAGTTCAGTTTAAAAGTATTGAAGCTCGTCTTGCTGATACTAAGACTCCTCTTTCTGAAGCTGAGCTTGTAGATATGCAAGAAGAGCTTGAAGTATATACTGACTTAGGTAGAAAGTTTGCACCTCTTTATGAAGCTGGTAAAATTCCTGAGAAACATGTAAAGCAGTTTGATGAAATATCAGGTAAAGCTAGTCGACTTGCTGTAAAAATTAATAATGAGCTTGCTACTTACTTTAAGAATTCTGCTAATAAAGCTGGTCTTTCAGATGAAGCCTTACAGTTGTATAAGGAAAAAGGGGCTAAACCTATAGGACTTGTAGGTAAATTTTCAAGAGCATTAAGTAGAATAGATCATCCTATATTCAGGACTTTTTGGAATTTAGTAAATAAAGCTAAAACAGATACTAAACGTGATTCTGATGCTTTACAAGCTCAAATAGAAGAGAAATTAAATGCACTTAAGGAGTGGGGAAGGTCTCAAGGATTAAAAGGTACTGATATATTTAACCTGATGCTTGACAAAAAAACAGGTAGGTTAATCAGTAAGTTCTCTGCAGAGTTTTATAAAACTCGTAAACAAAAAATTGCAGATGGAGACTGGAGATGGATGAAAGAAAATACAGTACTAGATGAAGCAGGCTTGAAGAAGTTTATAAAAGATCAAGAAGCTTATATAAAAAGTACTACATTTTCAAGTAATGTTGATTACAATAAAAAAATTCAGGAGGCTAAAATAAAAGAACTTCATGACAACTATGACGTGTTTAATAATCCTAAGGCTTATGCGTCACAAATGGACTTTATGAAAAAGTTTTTAAAGCCTTCTGAAAAATGGTTATCTGAAGGATATAAAACTCTTCGTAATACTAAACCTGCATTTGACTTTTACACCTTGTTTACAAGTAAAATGCGTGAGTTTAATGAGTTTATGCCTTTTAGAAAAGATGATAAATGGACAGACCCTGACAGGTTTATTCCTAATCTTCGTGCTGATTTAATAGAAAAAGTTTCTACCTTGGGAGGCAGTGCAGCTATATCAGGACTAGGAGAAGACTTTTCAGATATGTTTGACTTAAGGTATGATGAGGAAATGCGCCTTGGTCAAATCAATGAGTTTACTGGAGAATATGAAAGACAAGTACCTGTATATTATACCAAAGAGATTGACCCTAAAGAAAAGTCTTATGACTTAGGACGTGTACTTATGTTGTTTGGTAATAAAGCTTACAACTATAAATATATGTCTCAAATTGAAGGCTCTGCTAGAAATCTTAGAAATGCTTTAGCAGATAGTAGTGAAGCTTTGGTAGATGGTAATGGTAAAGTTATTAAAAATCTACTGGGTTCTAATAAAATAGTGTCTGCTACTACTCTTGATACATTTGATTCTTTTGTAAACTACTATGTATATGGCGTAAAAGAGTCAGAAGATTATGGTTATTTTACTAAACAAAAGAAAGTAGTTAATCCTAAAACAGGTGAGGAAGAAATAGTAGATGTGGAATATTCTAAGAACAAGATAGGTAAAGCTGTTCTTAGAACTTTTGCAACTAAAGCCTTAGGTCTTAACTTAATATCAGGAGGTGCTCAGATATTTGGTAACAATGTAAATAGTCTTGTCCTTGCTTCGGGAGGACAATTTTTTAAAGTAAAAGATTGGGTAAAAGCTAAAACTCTTGTAACTTCAGGTAATTTTAATCCTGAAGTATATCAGTTTTTACAAGTACTGGATATAAGAGGAGACAATGAGATTTTTAAAAGAGCTGACAAACTTAGTGTAAATGATACTATGCGTCAAGCTAATCTTGAAAAAGCTTTCTTTTTATATGAATATGGAGACCAAATGCTTTTTAAAACTCTTGCTGTATCTATGATTCAGAGTCATGGTATAGATGCAAATGGTAAAATCAAGCTTCTTTCTAAATTACCTGAAGGAACTAAATCTATTTTAGAACAACTTACAATAGATAAGGATGGTAAATCCAATCTTACTACTTTATTTAATGAAGAAGAATACCGTAAGTTTAGAAATAAAGTACAAGCTCTAGGAGAAAAAATTACAGGTATGTCTAGTAGAGATAATATGTCTGGATGGAGACTTAGTATGGCTGGACAAGCTTTAATGCAATTTAGAGGCTGGATACCACGTACTTTAGAAGCTAGGTTTGGTGGAGCTAAGTTTGATGCTGAGCTAGACGCAGTAGAAAAAGGTAGGTTTGTTTCTTTGTGGAATCAGATTGGTAATAAAAGAATAATTCCTTTAGTAGGAGAAATGCTTAGAGGCGCAGTAACTGGACAATTTGGAGTAAATACTGACAATATAGTAGATACTTTATACAATCAGTTTATGGAAGAAAATCCTCATCTTTCTAGAGATGAAGTGACTAGAGAAATGTTTTATGATATGCATGTAGCTAATGTTAAAGCAGGTTTAATGGAAATTTCTTTATATCTTGCTTTAATGCTTTTAATAGGAGGTTTAAAAGAAGGTTGGGATGACGATGATGAGGATAAAAGGTTTAAATCTGAAACTCTTAAAACATTAAATAGATTTAGTGATGAGATAGGTTTTTATCTTAATCCTAATTCTTTCCAAGCTATTACTCGTGGAACAGTTCCTGCAATAGGATTATTTACTGATATGGGTAGATTCTTTGGAGACTTATTTGGAGAAGCTAAAGGACAAGTGTTTAATAATGAAGTAGAAGTGCATAACAATAAACCACTTTGGTCATTTATGAGAGCTTTTGTCCCTGGAGGTACTACAATGTGGAATTGGTTTGGAGACAAAACTAAAATGAAAGAAAAAGAAGATTAAAAATAGGGGGCTCGTAAGCCCCCTTTCTTATAGCACTACTTTCTTGTCTTCTATTAGTCTTCTTATTTCTCTAAACTCTTTTGTATGCAGGCTGACGTAATGCAGTAATCCATGTTTGTATAGTTGCAGTACTATTCTTACATAATCATATTTGAATTTTTTTGTTACACATAGGGCATCAAACTTTTTCCTATAGTATATTATTGTAGCATGATGTACTCTTAGTATCTTGCCTAGTTGCACTATACGAACAGCATAATGTTGTTCTAGTATTACTGATGTAACGGCAGTCACATCTGTAATAGCCATATTACCTTTTCTGTTCTTACGTTTGTACGCAGGTACTTCAAACTTACCATGCATATAATAATTGACTACCTCCATTATCCTTTCTGCAAGGACTACCTGGTCTTCAAGACTTTCAGGTAACTCGTCTTTACACTCTACTAAGGCTTTGCCTTTGAACAAGTGTCCGTATAAACTCATCACGTATGCCTTAAAAACTTGCTCGTTCTTAATAGCATGTTCTGGTATATAAATATCTCCCATAGTCAAATAATAAACCCGATCAGGTATAATCTAATCCAAGTAGGAATAGATTATACCCAATCGGGTAGTGTTTACAATAATTCCCAGAGTTCTTTGTTTGATTTTTGTAGGCTGATAATTTTATGAGCTTCTGTATAAGTTTCTTTATTAAAGTCCACTGCACTAGCCACCTCTGCGTCAGGTGGCAATTCAACATCTAACTCTTCTTCTAGCTCTCTACGCCTTTGCACATCTCTGTAAAGTACTTTATAGACTTGCGACCCAATACCAAGATTATAGAACCTTAGAATCCTTCTCTTCGCCTTGTCAGACATTTGACTATACTTTGAATTCATAAACAGTAAGTAATCTGCGTAATACTTTTCTGGTATATGAAGATAAAACATAGTTGTATACCTGTCAGGCTCATACATTCCTCTAAAGTATGGACTGCTCTTCAAGTTGTTCTCCAACCTTGCAAAGCTTCCATCCATATCCTGATATTCGTAATGCAAGAACACGCTGTTCTTTATATCAGGCAAATCATTACTTGCCAAATAAGTATTTAGCAAAAGATGAAGCTGCATGAATACAGGGTCTATCTCAAGCATAGGAGGAAGAAAGATATAGGACTTGTTCCTTTCTTTTGGTTCAAACCTTGTCTTCCTCATACTACATTACATTGAATAAATCTCCTTAAGAACCTTGTTTAAATCTGGTGCTTCAAAGAGCTCAGACTTTATGACCTTGCCATCCTCACGGTAAACTGGTTTACCACTTGCATCTAGCTTAGTCATGTTAGACCTGTGCACTTCATTAAACCCTGCTACCAAAGCATCAGCCATCCCAAAGGTATGAGCTGTACCAATAAGAATATATAACTGGTCCACAAGAGCATCAAATATCTTCACATGGTCTTCAGTTTGACAAGCATCCATAAATTCATCTAGCTCTTCTTTAGCTAGGTCATACCTAAGTCTCATAGTCTTGCTGTCAGGAAGAGTAGGAGAATACTCTATCCTTACCCCAAATGCCTTATGAAACTCATGCACTTTTGCCACTAAATCTTTCATAGTCAACTAATGTTAATCCTCCAGCTAACTCCAAAGAATCATAGGTACTCTTTGGATAATCCCATAACATGGTTTCTAAATGCCATTTAAGATCCTCTACATCCTGGCTAATTTCTTCCCAGCCAAGTTGCAAATATGTCTTATCTACCAAATAAATCAAAGACTTCATCCTAACTATATCAATAGGAACAAGATACATAGAGACTATTACATTCTTTACATCAGGATATTGCTCAGCTATGTAGCTATGTATAGCCTCGTAATAAAATGCCATTTGTCTGTAAGTCTTCCAGTACAAGAAGGTTTCCAGATACTTATGTGCAGGTTTCTGACTATCTGTTTTATAGTCAAAATACTTTACAAATAATGTATCTCCATCTCTCCTTATCTTTAGCTTATCTAGCTTTGATTTGCAAGACACATCCTTAAAGTTCCAAAGAATTTCAAGCTCGTAATGAGTTGTCCATTCAAAGTCTCCAAGAATAGTCTTCCATTGGGAATTATCTTTAGCTACCTCTGCAGCTTTACAAGCCTGGTCAAACTCTGCTTGCAGGACTAGAGTCTTACCTTTTGCTTCAAGCTGCTCTTTAAAGTATGCCTGAGAAGTGGTGCTTTTATTGAAATTTTCTATGACCTTATCCTTGCTTATCTTATATCCTGATTGGACATAAGCAGCTTCCATACTCAAGTCATCATGAACTTCATACTTAAGCAAAGCATTGATAAAGTCTAACATCATGCCTGAAGGTTTTTCTTCAGGACTTAATTTGGAAATTACATACCTGTTGAGAACCTCTTCAGGTTCTAGCAACATGCAATGTATTAAAGAACCCATCATAAGAGAAGTAGATTCTTTCTTCTCTTGTATCTCTTTTGTTATGTACACCTTATGGTAATAAGATGGGTCATAATTAAAGATACTTAGACTAGAATTACTCAGCGCTGGAATTTCGAAGTAATTCATAATTAGTATCTTGTGTTTCAATTAATTCAAACAATTCATACCATGTAGTATACATCTGTCTAAGTTGTGTAATACGTGCATTGTGAATCAAGTGTTCGCCATCTCCAATAGGTTGGTTTATCTCCTCTTGAAGGTCGTCAATCGCAGCATCCATATAGGAACGCACATTAGCTGAGCTTCCTACATGCAGGCTTTCCATAAGTTTCTCAATAAAGGGAGAATACCTGAAGGCATTGTAACATTGTACTTTGTAATCTTCTGTGAATCTAATTGTCATAGTATTAATCGTGTTTCAAACATCTTATTAAAAAACTTAGTGAATTCCTCAAGAGTCATTACTACATTAGTCTTCTTATTCTTTTTATGGAATATAAGAATAGGGTAGTCTTCTCTCTGTGGGATAAGCTTCTTCAATTCTTTGCTTATTTCATCAGTAAGTTTGTAATAATCAATGTTTGCTTCTACAGCCTTACACTGCACATTAAATGGTATATCACATATATCCACTTTGGCAGAGTCTAATAATCTACTTCCTAGACGACTTGTTTTGGCTTGGTCAAATCCCAGGTCCTTAAAGTACTTCACAACAGTCCTTTCATAATTATGTCCTTTGCGTCTAGCTCTTTTACCAGCTCCTGCTGGTTTGCTAGGCCTGGACCTAATTACTTTCTCAGACTTCTTCTCCTTCTCAGTTTTCCTCATAATACATCTTTTAGCAGCTGTAGAGTGCAGTCTTTTCCATACTTTGCTATAAAGTCTGAAATGTCCTTCTCTGGCTTAGGAACAAATATAGGAGAAAAGTCATGCTTAGTGCAAATCTTTTCACTAAATTTAAGTCCCGTAGAATCATTGTCATACAGTAGGTATATTGTATTGAACCTACTTTTTATATTGGTAATATACCTGTCTGGAATATTCATAGACTCACTTTGTGGGGCAAATGAGTAATACCCAAGACTTTCTAAAACCAACACATCTTTGTATGACTTTGTGATAATAAGCTTATCAGCAGTCTCAGGCAGGAACTGAAACCCTTGTAAGACATTATCTCCTGCATTAGTCAGGAACTTGAATTTCTTAGCCATAGGTGCGTATAATTTCCTAAGGCCTCTACCAAATTCATAACTATATACAGGATTATAATCCGTATGCCAGTATATCAACTGCTCGTTTATCCAATAATTTTGTACGGGCTTTACATTCCTGGAATTCAAGAAGTCAAGGCTAAGATTATACTTAGCCCAATATTCTACGTCATTCTTATTCCAAGGTCTGGCTTTTATTGTAATGATTTTAGGAGCTGTCTTCTCCACCCCTAGTCTTTGAGGCAAACCAAAGAATTCCATTGTGGGTTTAGGAGTTCTTTTGTCTGCTGTAAGCTTGAGGTTAAAATCATTATTTACTGTAAGAAGTGCTTCATAGAAAGTCAATCCATATTTGAGTTGCAGGAATTTCCAAATATTTATTGTCTCACCAGCAAAGTCCTTCATTAGCACAGCACCAGTCTTGGCTACAAACAAGGCAACAGAAGGGCTTTTGTCTTCACGCAGTGGACTTCTGAATGATTTGCCTATCTCTGCGCCAGGAACATAGTAACACCACAAGTCCCATTCAGAGACTCGTTTGGTTATCTCTTCTATTGTAAGTTCTTTAGGTTTACCGTACATAAGTTAAAAATCTAAAGGGGAGGTTTCCCTCCCCATTTAGACCGCATTAATAAACAACCATTCCTTAGAACGGAAGTTCGTCTGAAATACCAGCTGCTAACTCAGGATCTGGCTGAGGTGCAGCAGGCTTTACAAGTCTGTCAGCTACATATTTACTGATGGTAATTCTGCTAGGATTAGTTTCCATACTCTCAATGAAGTTAGGATACCTAGGTACAGTCACATAGCCCTTATTGTTGTAATGGAACAACATTCTGAACTTGCCTGTAGTCTTACCAGCAATAGCCTTGTTGACTTTATTGAAGAAGTCCTCAAAACTATCAGCTTCTGGGATAGCATTGTATGCATCTTCCCCAATGAACTTAGTAGCAATGTGCTTCACACGACGGTTAGTATCATCTTGTGATGCTTCATCATCATTAAGCCACTCTTTGTGAGTAATCTCTGCGCCATTGGGCTGCACAAATGTAATGCTAGCCACAGTCTTCTCATCATTCAATTCAAATGCACCTTTTACAGTGCAGTCTTGCACAATACCTACTGCAGGAGTTACTCTTGTCTCGTCTGCAGAGATTTCTTTACCATCTGAAGTTTTCTTACTACCGTATGCCATAATTAAAGACTAGTTTGATTTAAGTTATCTCCGTTATTATCATCTACTAACACAAAGCCTGGCTTTACACCACGCTTAGGCAGACCAAGCTGTGCAATGATTTTCTTGCAGTTTGCTTCGGAAATGCCAAAATGATGTGCTAATTCTTTTACTGTTTTACCTTCATTACGTGCTGCGGTGAATGCAGCTTTTGAAACTGGTGTTTGCATAAGTTTGTTTTTTTAAGCTTTAATATAGACTTCCCCTTCTTCATTGATAGATACACCAGGGGCATTGGTTACATCTACCATCTCTTCTACAGTGTACAGACCAAGAATCTTGTCTGGTGCAATACGCTGAGCACCCAATGCAAGACATCTTGCGTACATCATATGTTTCAATTTGTTACCCTAAAGGCTTTTTATCCTTTAGTTCTTATAGTTTCCTATAAGTTCAGCATATATCACCATTGAATAAGTAAGTTCAATGTTGGGCACTCGTGGACAGATTATTGTTTAGTCTACTCACTGTCTATGCGTTGAACCTTCTACTTACTAATTGACTTTCAGTAGCTTGGCTGCTGATTGGCATATCATTTCTGACTTAGCTTTCCAGCAATTCACCCAATTTTAAATGCCCAAACTATTCAGGCATCTTAACCCAGTTGTCTTTAGTAGTCCCAAATTGTTATCCTAAAAGCTCTTTATCTTTTAGTTCTACAGATTTGTCATTTGCTGTAGTTCGGACTATATCTTTATTAAATTGTATAATAGATGAATGTGAAACATTAAATTTTTTAGCAATACTTCTATAACCATACCCCATTAACAGCATTTGTTTTATTTCTTTACTGTTTGTTTCTATGATTTTAGCTGTATGTTTTTTAGAAAATTTATTAAAGGCTAATCCTAGTTTTTTACAATCTTCTTGGTAAGTATTAGAGTTAAATAAATTTGTTAATACATTTCTATCAAGGTCATAAATTTCTTCTATTTCTTTTCTTGGTATTTCATATTCTAACATTTTATGAATGATTTTTAAATCACGTTCATAAAATTTAGAGCCGCCTTGAAATGAAGTAATTTTCTTTTCTTTTGAATGTATATTATTATCTTTTACAGATAACCACTCTAAATTCTCTAAAGAATTATCATCTCTGATTTTATTAATATGATTGACCGAGGGTAAGTTTAAAGGATTAGGCAAAAAAGCCATTGCCACTAACCTGTGTATACCTATAGATCGTCTTACATTAGTATCATCAGTAACTTTAACTACTTTATAACCATTTTGATTATAACCTCTTAAGATTCTTCCATTTAATGTTTTTACTCTTCCTAAATTACTTGCTAAATACCTTTTACTATATTTAGGTATTAATTGCCATTCTTCTTGTTTATACATTTTAATATTGGGCTTTCGTGGGTATATTATATTCTCTTTTAGAGTTTCAATACCTAGTCTCTACACCTTCTACAGCCTTTTAAACTATAGCTTGGCTCGGTATTATCTACAAACATAAACATTTATATTTAAATGTCCAAATTTTTGAAGGACTTTCACCGAATTAACCCAATTTACCCAGAGCTAGACTTTTAACCCTGCACGGACTGCATCAGACCAATGGAAAGAACACCTATCTGTCACTCTACCACGATAAAACTCTATCGTAGTAACAAAGTCAGATTTACCATCTTCTTTGGTAATCTTCTCAAAGTCCTGAATGGTTTTGTACTGAATGCCATTGGCCCACAACAATGCACCCAAACCTTTAGAACTTAGAGCAAGTCTACCTTGAATGGAGTAAACCTGATGAAAAGCCTGCATGGCTTTCATACCCAAGTCTTTGCCGAACT